GTGCCTATATGATTGACTCTTTCTTTGAGAACCTTGAGAGTGTTACTGGCGGTGAAGGTGGTGACATTAAGACAGAGAAGATGGCAGAATATGTAGGTGGATACTTGGGTGAATTGGTTGGTGCTGCCACTACTCCTGCTCGTGTCGTTGGTGATGTCATGGCACAGTTTGATAAGGAAGCCTTGTACCAGCGTGATGCTAGGCAGATAGATGGTGTAGGTGGATTTGAACGTGGTGTATCAGCCTTTGAGAATAGCATTACTCGTAACTTACCTAAGATACCTTATCTGTTTGATGAGGAAACTTCTCTTATTGGTGTATCATCAAAGCAAGATATGCCTATTAAAGAAGGCGCATCAAGAGAAGCACCAGAGTTAGCGCAAAGCCCTTTGCTTGCGCAGCTTACTGGTGTACGTAGCCGTTCAAGAAGAAGTCCTGTAGAAAAGAAGCTGCTAGACCTTGGCTACGAGGCATGGGAAATTGTACCGACAACAGGTGATAAGAAGGCTGACGCTTTTGTTAAGAAACACATGGGTATGTTAGTTGAAAAGTACCTATCCCAAGAAATAAATTCAGAGTACTTTAATAGTCTTAGCGATACTAAACAAAAGGCCAGCGTTGCAAATAAACTAAAGCGGTATCGTAAACTAGCTAAAGAACTAGGTAAAGCAGAATCATACACACCCGCTGGAAAAGAAGGTAAGGGGTTTACTCCATTTGACAGGGCTGAATGGTCAAGACTTTCTAGTAAGTCTCGTAAGTTAGCAGATGAATACTATCAAGAGAGATACGGCATGTCTGTCTTAGAGAAGCAGAATGCTGACCCCGGAACTAATCACTTTATGATAGGCAAACAGGTAGGCAGCGCACTAAATACAGCGTTTCAATAAACAAAGGGGGCAATTAAGCCCCCTCTTTTTATGTCCAGTATTCTAACTCCCACCAGCCGTTAAAATCTTTAGCACAATCACATATAGTATTTGTAAGTGCCATCCCTATAATGTATAACAACCATAGAAGAATCATTGTTATAGGCAGTACCCTAACGATTATCTCCACTACCCGAAAGAGTACCCCTAGCCTTCCTGTCAGCCAGTTTCTGTAAGTTGTTCTCCATGATATGTCCAAGGTCCATCCCCATTTCTTGTGCTAGTACGGCACAGTACCACATAACATCCCCAATCTCGTAGCCAATCTCAATCTTCTTGGCTTCGTATTCATCCTGTGTAGCACCGTCACGAATAAACTTCTTTACCTTGTTAGCAATCTCTCCTGCCTCACCAGTCAGGCCCAGAGTTAAATACTCTGTGGCCTTTTCTTTTGGAAAGATGGCAGTCTCACATGCCTTCTCTTGGTAGGTTGTACCTGTGATGTGACTCATCCTATTCTCCTTTATCCATTGTTTAGCTTCTTGCTCTAGCTTGTTCATTGTGTTGTACCTGTTTTAAGTTAGTAAAGTAGGCATCGTTGTAGCCTCTTTCCCATTCACGATGCTGCATGGTGTTTGTGTCCATGTTGCTATCACGTGCAAATAGCTTACCTTTCTTTCCAGTTGTGTGGCCTTTAATAAAAGCATCGTAGCCCCACTGGTATTGAATCTTTAGTGGGGCATCATACTTAGTCAATCCATTACGCCGCATCTTGTTTCTCCTTGAATGCTTTAATTACGTCAGAAGAGAATAGCTTCTGTAGATTTAGCAGGTACATACGAGATGCATTATTATCTCCACCCGAAACACTACGCTTCTTATCTAAGTTAGCGATGATACGTTTCAACGAGGAAGTATCGAACACAAGTGTTGCAAAAGTCTCATCCCCGATGCATAGATTGTGGAACCAGTAATCTGATTCCGTAGCGTTAATGCCACTTGGTTTACCGTAGCACTCATACTCAATAGCGATGTTACCAGTCTTTTGCCATACATCTCTTTCACTTTTCACCTCAATCTTCTTGTCTTGTAGCATGTCAGCTACTTGTTGCTCACGTACCTTTCCGTACTCAAGGTCAATGTCAAACTTCTTTCGGTCAGCTACCTTCGGTTCTAGTTCCTTCATTGTCCTTCTCCTTCTCTTTTAGTTTCATCCACTCATTATAACAAGGGTGACTGCGAGGTGGGTTGAACTGTACCCAACCATCACCCCGCTTCCATATCAAACTAGACTTCATTGAAGTAATTATTCAAGATGTCTAGCCTATCTTCATGCGCTGCAATCTTATCCAACTCACACTGCATTGCTTCCATAATATCTGAATGTTCTCCAATACCTGCTGGATTATCTAGATAGATACTGATGTTAGCAACGTGCAGTGCAATGTTTGCTTGTGCATGTTTACGCAGTACTTCAATCATTTGTTCCTTCACGTATTATTTCCTTTCTTTATATAGTACGTCTTTGCACCGGGATGCAAGTGTGTATAGTTAACCCTTACTCTAGGTTTTTGTTTGAACCTGTGTTTAAAGAACACGATTATATTTATCGTGGTGTTGACAGTGATGGCAAATAATAACCACCACTGCCACCAATTAGGCCAGTCTACTCCTTCTGTCATGCTGCATTCAAGTCCACTACCTCACAAACGCCAGCAGTACATGCCAACTCACGTCCACCTGATGTAGTGTCTTCCTTCTCAAACTCTTGAAGACGAGACCAGTTTACACTAACTGGCATCTTTGTCAACATGTTTTCATACTCATCTTCAGTACAATCTTGATAAGGTGCTTGTGCATATGTGTGGTCACTGAATGGTAGGAAGCTAATGCCTGACACTTCATCAAAGTGTTTGTATACCCAAGCACCTACGTCCATCCACTCATTCTCTTTGACAGAGATGGTTACTGATGGCTTATGTTCACACCAGTAACGCTGATACAGTAGCCACAACTCAAGCTGTTCTAAAGCAGTCATAAGTGTGCGTGTTACAGCACCACGTGGGGATGCCATTGGGAAGCTGAACACTGTAGTAGAGTCAGGCTTCATTACGTCAGGCTCTGCTGGGATACCTTCAGACACCAAGAACTGTGTCAGTGGGTCTTTGTTATCTCCACGTACAGTCCTAATGTAATGCGGGTTGTGCCTTGCATGAATGCCAGACGCACTGTCAACTAGCTGTGACACTGTGCCACTAGGCTTAACACATGTGATTGCTGTTGACCGTGGGATAAGCAGTGCGTCTGCCATCTCAGCGTTAGTCTCAACTGCTACATCACGTAATGCCTCTAGCGTAGCACCAATGTTCATACCTAAGTGTGCTGACGTACCACTAAGCAAGTCACTGTCCATGATACCTGTTAGTGATACACCCAACAGCCGTTCTTCCTCTGTATTCTTCTTCCATATATTACGTATGTACTTAAAGTCAGTAAGCGTTGACTGGAATGTACCAAGGATTGTAGCCAATCGCACCTTCTCTCGTAGTGTTTGCTGTGTGTCACTAGCACGTGCTACTACCTCTGACAGATTACAGAACTGGTATGGGCGTAAGACTATCTCACTACAAGGATTGCAACCGAAGTCATGGTCTATATCACGCCTACCATTCTTAGCAGCCTGTGCTTTTGCAGCCTTACGATTGAAGATACCACGCTCACCTGACTTACTCTCGTACAGTGACACCCATTCACGCATGAATGTACCCATCTCTGGCTTACCCTTGTAGGCCACAGAGTTATTAGCCAAGGCACGTTGCCCTTCATTCTCCCACCACATACCTGACTTGGCGTGTGCCATCTGGTCATCATTCAAGTTAGACAGGCTGATGAGTGCGCTACGGCGTACACCACCGACAACTACAACCTCACCAATCTTACACATGATGTCGTGACATTCAATAGGGAATAACTTACGTCCTTGTGCTGCCTTGAACTTTTCAATGACAAAGCGGAACAACTCTTCCAATGGTGCTGGGCCTGATGCCCTACCACCAAATGTCTTCAGTCGTTCACCTGCAGCACGTACTTCTGACACATCCCACTTAGGTATCTGTCCAGCATATAGCATGGCAATTAACTCGCGCAGAGACTTTGACCAACCGGGGCGGCTATCACCTACCTTGATTACTGTATCTGTCTCGTTCATGTCTTCATTAATAGTAGGCAACTTGTCGATGCAATGACGCTCCACAGAGAAGCCTACACCCGTGCCACACATTAAGATGTACATAGTCTCATCGAATGCTCTAGGGCTGTCTACAGGGACGTAAGAACAGTTGTATGCACCTACGTGGCAACGGTCTAGTGCAGGGCCAGATGTCATCAAGGCTCTCATGCTAGGCATGATGTCTTGGTTCAGTACCGCTTGCTCTAGTTCGCTACGTAAGTCATCTGGCATTACATACTTACAAGTAGAATACAGATGGCCTTTCATGTAGTCGAAGTATCGTTCTACTGTCTCACCCCATGTCTCACGGCGTTGTTCATCTTCTTTCCATCGTGCATACCGTGATAGCGCGATGAAGTTTTGATAGTCTGTTGGTAATGCGTTACTAATCATATCTCACTCCGTTATAGTTCGTATTGTTCTAATATCAGCACCGTCTACATCATAGAAGTATTCACGTATGCCATCCTCAATCTCTTCCCCAACCTGCCCATCTGCAGGTATGGGGTACTCCTCTTCATCAATGTCAATGGTCATAAAGACTTTAACTCTTACCATCTGCCATTACCTCTTCAATCAACTTATCCAAGTACCACTTGGCCTTCTCTAAGTCCTCAAGGGGTTTATCTTTGTAGTCAAAACGCCATAGATACTTGAGGATATTGCCTTGCAGGTAGTGCTTGAAGCCAGCACCAGTGGCAGCAGAGATAGCATGAATGCACTCAATGCCTGTCTGGTTGTAGTGTGGTGGACTGTTGACCATATCAATTTTGCTACCGATACGGTCTGCTGTATCAATAATATTCTGCGCCATCTCGCTTGGCAAGGTACTCATCTCCATTTTTTCTTCGCGGAACTTATCTTTCATAAACTCTTCATGTCTCATGCGCTGCCCCCTGTCTTACTGTTGAAGTTAAGGTGTACTATGTTACCGTCATAGGTTTTCTCTACACCACATTCTTCCTCTAGTTCTACATCAATATCCATGTCGTTGTCAAACATATTCATCACATATTCATGTACTAATTCACGAACACTTTCTTCCTGTTCCATGATTGGTACGGTGGCACACATCATCTTAGTAAAGTGCATGACGTTACCGTAGTCATCATCACACAAGGGATTGTTTGGGAAAGCCATGATTGCTATGTCTATCTCTCCATTCCACGTACCATCTTCATCAGCGAAGGGTCTTACTCGTATCACAAAGTCTTCGTCTTGTATCCTCTCCATCATTTCTTCTTTGTTCATTTTCTTTTTCTCCTCTTCACTGTTGAGTTTGGGTGACTGATAAAGTCAGGGTGTTTATCCTTTCCCTTTTCTTTAAGCCAGTCCTCTGGAATTATTCGGTCATAGTATCTGAATCCATTCTTAATACACCAGTCAGCGTAAGATGATTTTGCCCCCTTACGTATCTTACTACGGCTGTTCTCAAACACAAACCGTATATCTAAGTTAGGATGTTGCTTCTTAACTTCAAGATGCTTGCGTCTGTCTGCCGCCATGAACCTGCCTTTTACTTCAATGATAATACCATTGTCAAGTATTATGTCAGGTGTATAGGTACGGTAGGCTAGGTCTTGCCATTCAATCTTAACAGCTTCGTATCTGAATGATACCTTATCTGTCTTTAGCTTCTCTGCTATGGTCAACTCTAGCCCACTACGATACCCGTACTTACGTGCGGCTCTCCATGCCTTATGCTGCAACTACATCTCCTATGTATGAGATAGTCGGTGGTGACTTAGCCTTGGACATTACGGATGGACGCTCTGTTAGGTTATCCCAGCAGTCAAAGCGGTAGTTACAGAACCTGCAACCGTCATTGAGTACTTGATTGCCTGTAGCCTTGCCTCTGAATGTCTCAGGCACAGGCTCAAAGCATCTCTCAAATGCATTACTATTAACTGTATCGGCTGTCGCTTGTATCTTGGCTACTTCCTCATCCAAGTTCAGTCCCGTTGCAGGTACATACTTGAATGCCCCATTAGCTTTGTTGACTACCCACCAGCCACCGACCTTCTTGCCGGATGCCTTGGCATAGCCAGCAAGCTGTGCTACATAACCAAAGCCATCACCAGAGGCTAGTGTATCGTACGACTCAAACTTGTTTGTGTATGACCAGTTAGATGCTGACTTCACATCATCCACTGCACCGTCAATCACTATGTCGTACTCACCATTTATCTGGTCATCCTTCAACTCTAGTGTTACCTTGTCAGCATCCTCATACTGCACACCAGCAGACTTGAGTAAGCCCTTGAAGACAGCTTCAACGATGTCTCCAAGCATCATGTTCATCATAAATGTGGTGGGGAAAGGCAAAGCAACTTCAGGTTTGTTCTTGTCATACCATAGCTGGCAAGTGGGCCTACCCACATTAGACATACGTAACCTGAAGTCGCCACGCGCCTTGCCCCCACCAAACTGGCGTTTCAGTGCATCCGATACATCGTCAGCTACTTGCTTGATAGTATCGTCCGACATAATGCTGTTACCATTCACAGCATCTGTCATGTACTGATGTAATGCCAGTTCAGCAGGGTGGTTCATTATGCTACCTCTTCTTCGATTTCAACGTCAACGATACCATCAACATCCATGTCATCAAGGTCTTCATCATTCTTGCTGATGGCCTTCTCTGCATAGGTATTGATGATGTATGTGTTGTAGTTCTCCACCCAAGACATGAAGTCAGCAAACCTGTTCTGGTCTTCCTGTGACAGTTCAACTGTCTTAGTTACGTCCAGATTAACAACAGGTAGATAGAAGCTACTACCATTAGGTAGCTTACGCTCTTCTGTCTGTGCGGAAATCATGTGCTGCACAGGAAGACGCTTCATCTTAGCCAGCTTGGTAAAGCATGTGCCTACTTCCTTGAAGGCATCACGATTGTCAATCTCCCAGATGAATGCTGTAGTCTGTACTTCTACAGAGTTACCACTTGCATCTACAGGGTCAATCAAATCAACTGTACCAAGCACTACACGGACACGCTTGATTGACTTGAGTAAGTCCTTGGTAGCATCAGGTAGTGACTTGTAATCTTCAATCCAACCAGATGGTTTACCACAGTTGAATCCACCGTCATTGTCTTTCAAGTCGATGTTAAGGTTGTCAGCCATGACAGTCTTAACGTAACGGTTAGGTGTATTCCCAGCAGCCATAACAAACTTCTTGTACATGAAGCGTTGCATGAATGGACGCACCTTGATGTCCTTGGCATAGTAGGTAGGGCCATCGGGAATCTCTAGCTTGTAGTGTCCACCCTCAACTACTTCCATGTTGACACGCTTGCCATTCACCTCTGCCTCACCCATGATAGGTGTGTGATGAATGCGCAGTCGTGCCAGTGTACTGGTCTGCTTCTTGCTGCTAGTTGCCTCATGTGCAATGCCCATTGCTTGTGCCATTGCTGCGTAATTGTTAGTGTCGATAGTTGTAAGTTCAGTCATATTTATATCTCCTTTTCTAAGTCAAGTTCCATAGTTATATCAGGTTACGTCCACTACGTCAAGCCAATTATCTCCTATTTTTGCTTCTAATAGTAATGGTACATTAAACACCACACCCCAGCGGGATGTGATGAGGGAAGGTAGTGCCTCGTTAGCTTGTGCTATGATGTCAATTACCTGCCGTTCTTCATCAGGATGTACATCAATAACAACACTGTCATGCACAGAGTTAACTACACAGCTATGCATACCTTGTAGTAGCTTGTCAATGTGTAGTAATGATATAGGTACAATGTCTGCCGTAGCAAACGACTGTACGGGATAGTTCTTTATCTGAGTAAAGAAGGACACAGTGCCGTTAGCCCTACGTACTACGTCAGGGAAAGCAAATTGCCTACCTGATGGCGTAGAGATACGGCGTGTGTTTACAGCTTCTTTAGCCAGTCGGGAATGCCAAGTGGCAACACCCTTGTACTTCTCGTTGAAGTGGGTGTAGTACGCTGCTTCCGCAGCAGTTCTTCCGTAGCCTGACGCTCCATACAACGGCGCGAATGTATGAGCCTTCGCATCCTGTCGGCTCGTAGGCTGACCAGCATCGGTAATAACTTTAGCGGTGTATGCATGTACATCAAATCCAGTAGATACTTCTTCAATTGCAACCTCATCTTGTGATAGAAATGCGGCGGCGCGAAACTCAAGCTGCGCCATGTCAGCTTCCATTATCTTACCACCCTCGAATCGTGACACAAATACTTTCTTTACAGGGAACGTGCCGCCACGTGGCATGTTCTGCATGTTAGGGTTAGCACCCGACAAGCGACCTGTCGAGGTGCGATGTTGTAGTAGGCTGACATGCAGCATACCATCCTGCTTAGTGTATGTCTGTATGCCATCAACGAAGGATGACAGGTACGTATCTACAGCAGACAACCTACGCACTTTAGATAGGAAGTCAACAGCATCGTGCATACCCTTAGACTTAGCGACAGACTCAAGCAACTCAAGGTTAGTCTTGCTGGTACTAAAGCCATTAGCACTAGCCCACTTAGCAGAAGGCGGCTTGAACTTTAGTCCTGCAAGAGTAGGTAGATTGACCAGATTATAACCATTAGCATCACATGCTTTACAACCATTGGGTCTTGCAAAAGGGCTTCCATCTTTCTTTACCTTTCTTACTTGTCCTGTTCCATTACAGGTACGACACTGTTCTGCTGTTGTCTTGTACACACGCTCTGTACCACCAGCCATGAGGCTGCGGAAGTCTGCGTCTGCCATGTAAGGGTCAATAGCATTACCCCAATAGGGCTTGTCTAATACCCTACGACCATAGATTACCCAAGACAACTGCTCTGGGCTGTTAAGGTTGATAGGTGTATCACCCATCAGCTTACGTACATGAACATTGAGG